CATACGAGTCGGGCGATGCAGAGCTAATTGCAGAGGCGCAGGAAGCACTGACTGATGCCAAGATCAAGCTCAAGGAGTTGGAGTATTCCAATCGCCCTTTACAAGAACCACAGAAAGTAGTAGAAAGCAACCAACAGGTGCAAGCAGCGCCCCAAGTCGTTGATCCTAAAGCTGCAAAGTGGCGGGATGAAAACACTTGGTTTGGCTCTGATCCGGAGATGACTGCGTCCGCCCTTGGCCTGCACGAAAAGCTAGTCCGGTCTGGTGTTGATCCGCGTAGCGATGATTACTACCAGCGTGTCGATGCAACAATGAGAAAGCGGTTTCCTGAATATTTCGGGGAAGAGCAATCTCAAACACGGGAACCTGAGACAGAGACCAAACCCTCTGAGACCAGAACCCCGCGCAAAGTGGCTAATGTAGCTCCGGTAACACGGTCTACTGCACCAAGAGAAGTAAAGCTTACCGCATCCGCTGCTAATTTGGCGAAACGGCTGGGTCTTACTCCTCAGCAATATGCAAAAGAACTGATGAAACTGGAGACTAACAATGGCTGAACAAAATCGTAACGCTCGTGAGCTTGAAAATCGCGAAGTAGCGCAACGCAAACAACATTGGAAACCACCGGAACTTCTGCCTGCCCCCAATCCGGAGCCGGGCTATGGGTTTCGGTATATTCGGACGGCTTTGCTGGGTAAAGTAGACCCAACGAATCTTTCTGCAAAATTGCGTGAAGGTTGGGAGCCTGTAAAGGCTGCTGATCATCCGGAGTTGTTAATGCATGTCGATCCCAATAGCCGTCATAAAGACAACATTGAGATCGGCGGTCTGTTGTTGTGCAAGGCACCAATTGAGATGATTAAGGAGCGTGATGCGTATTACAACCATCAAGCCGTGTCTCAAATGGAAGCCGTGGACAATAACTTCATGCGTCAGAATGATGCTCGGATGCCTCTCCACAATGAGAGCAAAACCAGTGTGTCGTTCGGGCGTGGAATTAAATAATTTAGGAGCTTAATATGGCTTATCCGACGGTTAGTGGCCCCTACGGGCTGCGTCCTATCAACCTGATCGGTGGTCGTGTTTTTGCTGGTTCTACCCGTCTGATCCCGATCACCAGTGCTGAAGGCACGTCGATTTTCTACGGCGATGTCGTCAAACTGAATTCTTCGGGCACCCTGACGAAAGATACCGGCACGAGCGCAGCTACCCCGGTTGGTGTTTTTCTTGGCTGTACCTACACGAATCCCAGCACGAATCAAAAGATCAACGCCCAGTACTATCCGGCTGGTACCGTTGCATCCGACATTCAAGCTTACGTTTGTGACGATAACCTCGTCCTGATGCAAGTTGCTGTGACGGGTGCGGGTACTTCGACGATGAATGGCGTTACTCGCGCTGCGGTTGGCATGAACACCGCGCTGATCCAAGGCACGGGTTCGACCACTTCGGGTGATTCGGCGGTTTCGGTCTCGGCCACCACGGCGACGAACGCAGCCCTGCCGATTCGTATCATCGATGTGGTACCGGAAACCGTTAACGCGGCTGGTTCCTACACGGAAGTTATCGTGAAGTGGAACTTCGGTATGCATCAATACGACAACGCCACTGGCGTTTAATAGGGGATAAAACATGGCTATTTCTCGTGCACAACTACTGAAAGAGCTTCTCCCCGGCCTGAACGCATTGTTTGGCATGGAGTATGCTCGCTACGGTGAAGAACATAAGGAAATCTACGAAACCGAGAGTTCCGAGCGTTCTTTTGAAGAAGAAACCAAGCTGTCAGGCTTCAGCGCGGCTCCGGTGAAAAACGAAGGTTCTGCGATTGCGTACGATAACGCGCAAGAAGCGTGGACTGCTCGTTACAACCATCAGACCGTCGCGCTGGGATTCTCGATCACCGAAGAGGCGATTGAGGACAACCTGTATGATTCGCTCTCGGCTCGCTATACGAAGGCTCTTGCCCGCGCTATGGCGTACACGAAGCAAGTCAAAGCGGCTGCGGTTCTTAACAACGCTTTCCAATCCAGTGGCTACAACGGCGGCGACGGCGTTTCGCTGTGCAATGCCAATCATCCGCTGGTCTCTGGTGGCGTTAACAGCAACACCCCGGCTACCCAAGTTGACCTGAACGAAACCTCCCTTGAGGCGGCGGTAATTCAGATCGCTGGTTGGACGGACGAGCGTGGTCTGCTCATTGCTGCTAAACCGCGTAAACTCATTGTCCCGCCGAACCTGATGTTCGTAGCTACCCGCCTCCTTGAGACGGAACTGCGCGTCGGTACGACGGATAACGATGTGAACGCGATCAAGACGCTGGGTTCAATTCCGGAAGGTTACCGCGTTAACCACTTCCTGACGGACACCAACGGCTGGTTCCTGATCACCGATGTGCCGAACGGTCTGAAGCACTTTGTCCGTACTCCGTTGCAGAATTCAATGGATGGTGATTTCGATACGGGCAACGTTCGCTACAAAGCTCGTGAGCGTTACAGCTTCGGCTGGTCTGACCCGCTCGGCATCTGGGGTTCTAGCGGTTCCTCGTAATAAGTAGTATGCTTCAAGGGTGGGGTTTAAACGCCCCACCCGTTTCACCCCGGTAAATCGACTGACCTAGCAGACTACACTAGACGATTTAAACGGCAACTTTAACTAGGAGAAAAACATGGGTTTTGCAACTCATCTTGGGCCGTGGCTTCTTGGCACGACCAAAAACACGACCGGCACCACCGCCGCTACTACTCGTAATACCGGCTGCACGGTTGTTGCTCAATCGAACGTCACTACTTTTGCAGATACCACGGCGGCTAATCAGTTTGTAATCCCCGCTGGTTCGCAGATTCTGGCAGTTTATCTGGACGTAACGGTAGCGTTTAACGCTGGCACCAATAACACCGTCACGATCAAAGCGGGTTCGACGACCATTGCTTCGGTTACTGCGACTAGCGCAAACATCACTACTGGCCGCGCTACGCTGGTTCTGGCTGCTCCGGCTACTTGGATTAATGTCGGCACTTCGGATGTGTTTATTACTTCGACTTTTGCTGGCACTGGCACCACTGCCACGACCGGCACCGCCACGGTAACGGTTGAATACGTTGTGCGTAACTCGGACGGTTCTCAGTTCCCTAGCGCGTTCCAGAACTAATTAGGGGTTTGCTATGCAGACTGATGTTCTAGCTAGTGTTCCCCTTACTACGTCTGGTCAATTCACCGCCCAGAATACCAACAATATTGGCCGCTGCCGTATCAAGGCGGTTTATATTGTTCCGACCGGTACTGCGGGTTCTCTGGTGATCAAAGATGGAGGGTCGAGTGGTTCTGTAATTGCGACGATTAATACCGTTGCTTCGGCCACTCAGCCCACCTATCTTCTGATGCCCGGAGAGGGGTTGGTAGTTCAGACCGGGCCGTATGGGGCCGTAACAAGCCTTGGTTCCGCAACGATCTTCTACGGGTGATTTGTGCAGAACCAGCAGTCTTATGACTTAAGTGGCCGTAAGCTGTTTATTGCGATACCGTCATACGATTTTAAAGTTTCGGTAAAGCTGGCTGGCGCGCTTATTAAATTCGGCAGGATGGCCGATCAGCATGGTATTGAGATGACTCTTGAAACCATCTGCGGCTGTTCTGTCGTGTCGCGCGCTCGCAATCTTCTGGTTGGTAACTTCCTTGAGACCAACTGCACAGATATGCTCTTCATCGATTCCGATATGAGCATTGACCCTGATGATATTACGCGGTTGCTCGCGTGGTCTTCGACCAAGAATATCGTGGCGGGCATTGCCTGTGCCCGTAAAAAACAAGCTACTTATTACTCCAATCTCGACCAAGATGAGAATGGTTGTATTGCGATGGATAAGATGGGGCTTGTGCGGGCCAAGCGTGTAGGCACTGGGTTTATGATGATCCAGCGGCAAGTACTTGAGACGCTACGGGATAAACACCCCGAGTGGAGGTACTATGACGCAAGTGCCGACAAACATCTTTATTCTCTTTTTGATTTTAAGTCCACACCTGAAGGTTACATCGGA